AGTTGCAAGAAGCTTTTCCAACTTCAGCAAGTGAAGGTGTTCCTAAATATTATGCTGTTTTTGATATTAATAACTTTATTGTAGCCCCTACACCTAATTCTAATTATGCAGTAGAGTTACATTATTATTATAAACCTACTAGTTTAACAGCTGGTGCTGATAGTGGGACAACATGGTTAAGCACTAACGCACCATTCGCATTACTTTACGGATCACTAGTAGAAGCATATACTTATATGAAAGGTGAGGCAGATATGATGCAACAATATGAAAAAAGATTTAATGATCAATTAATTAGGCTAAAAGACTTAGGTGAGGCAAGAGAAAATGAAGATGCTTACAAAGCAGGTTTACCAAGGGCACAAAGGTCGTAGGAGAGTACAATGGCAACATCAAATGCAGCAACAAATTATTTAGAAAGAAGATTACTACATTTTTTATTTAAAAATAATTCATTAAGTTTTTCATCACCTGGTGATAGTATATATGTGGGATTAGCAACGGCAGTGTCCTCAGCAGAAACAGGTTCATTAACTGAAGCAACCTTTACAAATTATGCTAGACAACAAGTAACTGCTTCTAACTGGACAACAGTAGGTGCAGATTCAACAGATACACAAACAGCAAAAAACGCAGCAAACATTGAGTTTCCCGCCTCTGGCGGCACAAACAATACCATTACTCATGTATTTTTAGCAGATGCAAGCACTAGTGGTAATATACTTTTTGTAGGAGCTTTAGATTCCAGTAAGGTAATACAATCTGGAGACATTTTTAGAATTAACGCAGAGAACTTAACAATAGAGTTAAAATAATGGCATTAGTAATATCAGATAGAATAAAAGAAACAACAACCACAACGGGCACTGGAACATATACATTAGGTGGTGCTATAACTGGATTTGAAACTTTTACGGCTAATTTATCCAACGCAGATACAACATATTATTGTTGCACAGATGGTACAGACTTTGAGGTTGGATTAGGGACCTTTGCATCTTCTGGTACAACTTTAGCAAGAACAGCAATACTATCTTCTTCTAATTCCAATAGTGCAGTAAACTGGACATCTGGAACAAGAAACATATTCTGCACATTACCAGCAGCTAAAACAGTATTTTTAGATGCAAGTGGTAATGCAACACTCGGTGCAGACTTGTCTGTTGGTGATGATCTTACAGTAAACGGTGGTGTTATTGAGCTTAGAAGTGATAGTGGAAGTGTGGGTCAAATAAAATTATATTGTGAGGTAAGCAATAATCATGCACAAACCTTATCACCACAAGCACACAGTGAGGCAGCAACTAATACCCTAACCTTACCTGGTGGAAGCACAATAGGTAATTCAGACGCAACTTTAGTATCTGATACTGGAACACAAACATTGACAAATAAAAGTTTAACAACACCTGTTCTTACAGGTTCCTCTAGTGCAGCAGGTTCTATTTTATTTAAAGAAGATACAGATAACGGAACAAACGCAGTTACTTTGATTGGACCAGCTTCTACGGCAGATGTTACCGTTACATTACCAAGTACTGCTGGGACAGTTGCATTGACTTCAGATGTTCCATCTTCTGGAATATCTAATGGTAATGTGGCTACATTTACGTCTGGTGTAGCAGATAATGATTTCTTGAGAGTTGATGGCACCTCAGTAGAGGGCAGGTCTGCGAGTGAGGTCTTATCAGATATTGGTGCTCAAGCAAGTTTAACTTTTGGTATATCAGATACAAACGCAGTAAAAATAGATAGTTCAAGTGTAGCCGATGATGAGTTTGCCAGATTTACAGCAAACGGATTAGAAAGTCGAAGTGCATCAGAGGTTCGATCTGACATTGGTTTAGGCACAGCAGCAGTACTAGCAGTGGGTATATCAAACACAAATGTTGCACAGTTTGGTTCTGGTGTGGCAGATAATGATTTTCTTAGAGTGGATGGTACAACAGTTGAAGGTAGAAGTGCGTCTGAACTTGCAAGTGATATTGGTGCAGCGACTACAGCAGACATAATAAGTTTATCGATAGCGTTAGGATAATGATATGGCAAATACATTTAAATTAGCAAGTAAAGCAGGTGTAACAAGTGCAGATGTTATTTATACAGTAGCAAGTAGTACAACAACAATTGTTCTTGGACTGATGTTAGGTAACACCACAACAAGTCAAGTTACTGCAACTGTAAGTCTTGTATCAGATACGGGTAACAGAACAAATGCAAATGATGAGGCTAATCAAACAGTTGAGCTGGTAACAAACGCACCCATACCAGCTGGGTCATCATTAGAACTTTTAGCAGGAAATAAAGTTGTTATGGAGGCAACAGATAATATTACAGTTACTGCATCTGGTGCAACCGATGTAGCTTTGTCTATATTGGAGATTACATAATGCCAATACTTGGAAATCCGTTAGCAGCTAACTTTCAAGCCTTACCATCTGTTGTAAGGTTCAATGGTGATAATTCAGATACAACTTTTGCACTTGGCAGAACTATAAGTTCAGTACAAGAAATTCTTGTAAGTGTAGATGGTGTTATTCAAGATAGTGCAGCTTATACTGTTCCAGACGGCTCAACATTAACTTTTAGTTCAGCACCTTCAAGTGGCACTAATAATATATTTGTTTATTTTTTAGGATTGGCAGGTGAGTCAATTACACCGACAGATCAGTTCAAAGGCAATTTTAAAGCAGGTGGTTTGTTTAGAACCAATGCACAAACACTTGATTCAAATATTACAATACTGGCTACAGAAAATGCAAACGTAACGGGTCCTTTAACTGTTTCTAGTGGTGTAACTTTAACTATCGAAAATGGTGGAAGGCTCGTGACAATATGAGCGAAATATTTGTAGATACAATTCGAAAAACTGGTGGATCACTGGGAACAGACATAAGGGTAAAGAATACATCTGTGTATGAGTCTGAGGGTGGTACAAGCGTCACACAAAATTTAGTGCAAGGTTTAATAAAAACATTTGCCACACTCGATGGTACAGGAACAATAGCTTTTAGAGATAGTTTTAATCAAAGCTCTGCTTCTGATGAGGGAACTGGAACATATGATTTTAATTTTACAAATGCCTTTTCAAGCAGAGATAGAACAATATTAGGCACTTGTAATAAAGGTGAGAATACTTCTAGACCCTATTTAGTACAAGAGCTTAACACTCCTACAACGTCAGATAGTAGATTAAACACAAATGTCTCAAATGGTCCAGGTGATACAGATGTTGAAGATTTATACATGGCAGGGATAGGAGACCTGGCATGAGTACCCTAAAGACAAACACTTTAACAGGTACAACTTCAGCAGGTAGCATTGTTGTTACAGGAGAGGGTGGTTCTACCACAACGAACTTACAACAAGGTTTGGCTAAATGGTGGATTACATTAGATGGAGTAGGAACTGCTGAAGCAAGAGATTCATTTAATAATAGTAGTATAACAGATGAAGGTACAGGTAAATATACTTTTACAATAAACAATGACATGAGTAATACAAATTATAATATCACGAGTAATGGGAGCTCGGCTGCCTCTGATAACTATGGATTTAATTTTTTTGCAAAACATTCTGATGGCATAGCAACGGGTACTTTACAAATGTGGAACGCCAATCCTGGTAACTTAGCCAGTTATGCAGATGGAGATTATCTTTATGCAACAATACATGGAGATTTGGCATAATGACAAAAGGAACAATAGCATTTGATACGTTAACAACATCTGATTCTAAAAATACAAATACAGAAAAGTCTATTGATACAAGCTATATATACAATGGTGTTGCAAAAGCTTGGCTAAATCATGGAAGTGATTTTGTATCTGATGATAGTTTTAATATATCTAGTGTATCTGATGATGATACGGGTGAGCTTACTCCAAGCTTTACAAGTTCTTTTGGAAATGCAGAATATGCTTATTCAGGTCAAGGAATTGACGGAGACAAGAACACCACTTTTATTTTTACAGAGGGTGCAACACAAGCTACGGGATCTTTGCCCATATTAACTGGTACACAAGGCGGTGGAACTACGACAAAAGCGGATGCTAGTGCAGCACACACAATTCACGGAGATTTAGCATGACAATAAAAACACCAGAATTTCAAGGAACACATCTTTGGGATCGATTGTGTTGGGCAAAAGAAAATTTAGAGGGCAAACAATCAGATTATCGCATTGTATGGGAAGACCCAGATAAACCAGAAGAGTGTGCAAAGATAACTGTACCAGATCCAAATTGGATGGCTTGTGCATTACAAGGCGGTATATTACCACCTGTAGAAGTTTATTGGGCATTGCAAGAAGATGAAGCAAAGCCTGGTTTCAAAAAACATACACGAGGCTATCTCTTGCACAACACTAAGCCTATTGATAAAATGACAGAAGAAGAAGCGATAGAGTATTTAATTATGAAAGACATACCACAAAGAGTGTGGAGAGAATATCAAAAAGCTAATCGACCAAGATTAGTTATTTGTAAAAAGGATCAACTACCAAGCACAAGAGAGTGGCGTAATGCTTGGAGAATTGATGAAAATGTAGTAAAACAAGAAGAAGTAGCTTAAGGAGAAAAACATGACTACATATATAACTGACAAGAATGGTGTAACAGTTGATAGCTCGAGTGTAAGTGTGCCTTCAGATAGACATTTTAGAAATGCTTGGGTCGTTGATTCAGATAAAAAAGTCATATCAGAAGACATGACTGAAGCCAAAAAAATCTTTCAAGATAAAATAAGGGAAGTAAGATTACCCCTATTGGAAGCACAAGACGTTGCTTTTATGAAAGCATTAGAGGCTGGAGATAGTTCTGCACAAACGACTGCAAAAAATGCTAAGACGGCATTGAGAGATGCACCAGCAGCAAGTGCAATATCAAATGCAGATACGATTGCAAAGCTTAAAGCGGCTTGGGATACATCTGTACTAGGTGCAAGTCCTTACGCATAAGGAGTAAGCTATGGCTTTAACACAAGTTAGTGGTTCTGGAATAGGAAGTGCTACTGCGACTGGAACTTTTGCAGTAACAGGTGTACAAACTATTGGAACAAATGCAGTAGCTACATCCGATGGTGGGGCAGCAACAACAAATGTAATTCAAGGACTAGGAAAAGCATGGGCAAGATTTAATGGAACAGGATCAGTTGCAATAGATGATAGCTTTAATATAGCTAGTATTACAGATGATGCTACTGGTCAATATAGTTTAGCTATTAATAATGATATGGCTAATGCAGACTATGCTAAAGTAACAGGAGGTGGTGCTTTCGCAATTCAACAAACAGGCGATACTGCAAGTGTAGCTGACTTTCATTCTTATAGTTCTTCACCTGCATATGCTGATTATACAGACCTTCAATTTGTAATCTTAGGAGATCTTGCTTAATGCCATATGTAGGAAAATCTCCAAGTGCAGGTGTAAGGTCGAGGTTTGTATATCAAGCTACTGCAAGTCAAACAACTTTTAGCGGAAGTGATGCAAACTCTTTAACATTAACTTATACAGATAGTTTATACATGGATGTGTATCAAAACGGTGTATTACTTAAAGCAGGCACAGATTATACCGCAACAAGTGGTACAT